GGGGTAGTAGGGACTGCCGGTATGGGGGTAGTTCCTGCTGCTGTAGCTGGAGCTGCTGGTATGGCTCTTCCCGCTGCAATTCGTGAAGTCATGATGGATAAGTATGAAAATGGAGAGCCTGTTAATTTTCAAGAGACTTTAGATGTAGCTCTTCGTGGTATAAAGGCAATGGGCAAGCCGGCTATTGTTGGTGGTCTAACAGGTGGTACAGGTAGACTAGCTGGTAAGCTATTTGGTAGAACTGCAGAAGTTACCTCCGATGTGCTTGGGGGTACTACTATACAGACTCTTGTTGAAGAAGGAAGGCTTCCTACCAAGGAAGATATTGCATTAAATGCTGTTCCGTTTATTGGCCTGCATGGAGCTACAATGGCTCCTAAGCTAATAGGAAAGATATACAAAGAGACCGGAGTAAAGCCATCTGCCGTGTCGAAGGCAGTTCCTGGGGAAGACCTAAATAAGGTGCTTAGTGAGATAAACAGTATTATCAAAAAGCCAAAGCAGTCTGATGCTCTTAAAAAGGCTAAGGCAGAGCACGCTAAGAAGGAGAAGAATGTATTTACCAGAACGCCAGCGGAGAAAAAAATAGGCCTTACAAAAGAAGAAGCGGAGTATATGACTCCTAGTAGGGCTGAAAGAGAGTCTCCTCTTGGGGCTGCTGTCTTAAGACAACACTATCTTGATGAAGTACAAAGAATGAAAGATGCAAGGGCTACACAACCAGGTATGTCTCCTGATGTTATTATGGACTACGAAGCCTGGTGGCGCGCTGTTGTATCGAGGGGAGAGGTTGTTGACATTCTTCCTCCTGCTCCGCCTTCTGGTGTCCTTGGGCCTGGACCGTCGAAGTTGACGATTCCTACTAGGACAGGAAAGAAGAAGACTACTACAGTAAAGAGGACGGAGGAAACTCCTCTTGCTACCCGCGTTCTAGTTCCACCAGCACCAAAACCTCCGAAGGGTCTCGCTGGTTATTTGACAGAAGCTACCGAGACATCTAGACAGGCCTTCTGGAAAGATATGGGAGTGCCACCTCCAAAGCCGTGGAGTATGCTGCATCCGGATAATACAGATGTTACATTTAAGTCCGGGAGAAAGTTAGAACCAGCTACCCCTATTGTGAAGGAAGGGCTAGATGCACTGACAGAGGAAGCACCGAAGAGAAAGATTCGCTTTAGTATCGAAGCCCCTGACGATATCGAACCGAGGACATTGGAGAGAGTTCGGAAGGCTTTCGCTATTGTGGAAGAGGAGTACCCGAGACTTGTTAGGTTGTTGGAGGCTCCGAAGGATATACCTGGAGTTCATCCTGTAGTAAAGGGAGGCCCTCTTAAGATTAGTCTAAAGCATGCAGAGATTGAAGACCTAGGCGATGGAAATGCAGGCTTGCGTTTAGGACAGGAAAGAAGTACAGCTGAAAAGTCGATATTTTCGGATTTCTCCACTGGGATATCTGGAATAAAGAGATTAGGGATAGACATATATACCCACAAAAATTTTCCTATATCTAGATATGTTGAGACTATAAAGCATGAGTTAACTCATCTCGCATATACTACTCATAGACCACTAGAGTATGCACAAGCTAAAAAGTTTCAAGCATTTCAAGAGATACGAGCAGACCGATCTGGTAGGCTCGCGGAGAAGAAGATTATAGATACTCTTGTGGATGAGTTAAAAAGAAGAGAGACTCCTCAGGATGTAATAGATAGCTTTGTAAAGCAGGCAGTTCGGAATGAGGAACCGTTTGACCTTATATCTGAAACTCCATCCGCAAAGTTCCGCATGGCCTTCTATGATCTCCTCGATGGCATCTACGAAGTCCTAGGTGGGGAGAGAATGGGCATCATTCCACAGGGTTTCGATAAAGTATCCTTTGATCTAGCGAAGCCGAAGTTTGAGGCTGCCCTTAAGCATTTGAAGGAAGCAGGTATGACTACAGCGCAGGCTCTCGATGAGCTTTACAAGCTACTGCCAGATGCCAAGCCTTATCTCGATGAGTTCAAAAGAACGCTACCAAAGGTAACTGATAGGGTAGAAGACCCAGGTCTCGCAGCATGGCAAGAGATCTATGGTGTGAATCCCGACCCTGTTAGAGCAAAGTGGGGAGAGAAAACTGGATTTATTCGCAGCATTGTATCCTTCCCAGAACAGGCTTTTAAGGGTCTTGCTAGACCAGCTATGCACTCGGCTCGTATTATTGAAGGTGACTTGGATAAGTCCTTTTTAATTCAGAAAGACCAAGCATTTATTGATACTGCTATTCTCCAACTGCCCGGCAGTAAGCTGCTACATCGTAGGGAGAGAATAGCTGCACAGAAAGCAGTCCGACCGGCGGCAGAGCATCTTTACAAGCTTCGAAAGGAGAATCCTGCAGAGTACCAACGCCTTGTAGACAACTCAAAAGTTTACGAAGTTGCTCATCAGGTTATCGAGTGGTTCGATCACAAGAGAAGGTCGCTTATCGACTATAAGCTAAAAACCTTCGAGATGATGGTTCCCGATAAGATGAAACCTGCCTTCTTTGCTGCATTGCATGATGTTTCTAATAAGTCAGGGGAGACTAGTAAAACAGTTGAGGCCACGGTTAAGAGGCTTGCTAAGGAACATGAGGTTAGTTCAGCTGACCTACTGGAAAGCGTTCGAGAGTATCATAGGCTTCAGACCTGGGGGCTTCCAGACTACCTCACGAATATCGAACGAGGCATGTGGCGCGTAATTGATAAGGAAGGACAAGTTCGAGCTGTTGGTTTGACAAGAGGCCTTGCTGAGAAGAAGATGGCAGAGCTAAAGGAAGCAGGGGTACAATTCGGTGAGGATCCTATCTCTCCTGAGTTTCATGAGCCAGTTAATCCACTTGAAGCGAGGAAGAATATTCTTCGAGGAGAGGAGAATATCTTCGATGCGATGCGTACTTATTCCTACATCGTGAATAGGAAGATAACCCTTGATCCGATTCGTATAGCTCTTGAGAAAGCCTACTCCATTGATCCGACTCATATAGAGTTGCCAAAGTGGACGAGGAAGATCCTTTCAGAACAGCTAAAGGCTGCGTATGGTGAGTATGGAGTGGGGGATAAGTTTTTTGATGACATCGCGAAGGTAGCTGGTACGAAGCCTATGCTTTATACAAGAGGACTTCGAAAGATCAGTAATGCTGAGACGATCTTGAAGATGGGCTGGAAGCCAATCGGTGGTGCTATTAACTTAGTTTTTGGGAAGGCACATACCTACTGGTACAACGGAGTTAGGAACGTAATGGAGGGACATGCCTTTCTAAAAACGCCGGAGGGGAAGGCCTTTCTCGCGAGAAATGAACCATACCTTGGACAGACATTTGCAGTTTCCGAAGGTGGCCTAAAAGCAGCGCATAAGCCGTTTGCCCCCTTGTGGTTTTGGGAAAAAGGTGAGGCGAACATTAGGCCGGAGTGCCTTGCCGCTAATTATCTACGGGCACTGAAAGATGGAAAGAGTCCAACAGCTGCGGAGGTGTATGCAAGACATGCACTGCGATTACAGCAGGTTGTGTATAACTCAGCTAATCTTCCCCTTGCTCTCCGCGCCCCGATTAATAAGTACGTACTGCTTAAATTCAAGTCGTACTTCGCAAACGAGTTTCGGGTCTTTGCAAATCTTCCTGGGGCGGACAAGATGAAGATGCTCGGGACTATGATAGCATTAACAGGGCCGGCTGGCCTCGTGGCTACGTTGAAGTCTATCCCCTTTCTAGGGACAGTAGGATTCTTTCAAGATGTTGAGGAGTGGCTGGCTAACAAGGCGGAGATAGCTCCGAATGTTAATCCAGCTTATGGACTACCTGGCCTTGCCGGTATAAATATATCGAGTATGGCTACACCACAGTTCTTCTCTGATAATCCCGAAGACTACTTTGGCGCCTTTATTGGGGATATGATAGATGTGTATAAAGGAATAGTCGGGCCAGTCTTATTCGGGGAGGATAAAGTATTTGCAGACCTCGAGATATTAGAAGCTATGAAGAACATGACTACCTTCCTGCCAATAACTAGAAGCTGGATGGACCTTATTAATTACAATACGAAAGACGGATGGGTGCGAGACGGTAAGGGGATACAGAAGTATCAGTTGCCAGGATCTTCTCTTTATAATAGGCTAATGCTACTCTCCGGCGTTTCTTCCGTTGCTAAGACTAAGGAGATAATCCGTCAGCGTTCCTTGCGAAGATGGGATGAGTTAGATAAAAGGAACTCGAAGAGACTTGGTAACTTAATCCTCCGAAGGATCGATAAGGGAGAGAGTATTCCAGATGAGTGGATGACTGATGTAGTTGCTCTCGGGATGGATGTAGAAAGTCTTATCAAGAATCATAAGACGATGCAGAATCTAACTCCGGAAAACCGTGCTATTATCCGAGGGGATTGGGTGAGAAAGTTAAAGGCAATGGATATCTATGAAATTGGAGAGAAGAAAGAAAAGAAATAGCAATAAAAAAGCCCCTGTTTAGTAAGGGGCTTTTTTGTTTCTCCTTATGTCTAGCGCCTAAAAGAACGCCCTACAGACCAGGCCGACAATAGCCCAGAAGATAAAACAGAACAAGGCGACAATGAGAAGAAACTCAAGGAAGTCACTTTTTTCATTGCCTGCCATTTGTCTATCCCTTTCGATAAAAGAAGATAGCGTAGATTAGGAGAGCCATCAGGAGAATGAACTGACAAGTAGTCATTTCTTTGCCTCCTTCACTTTAGCCGTATCGATCTTGAAGTAGGTAGTATCATGCTTGCTAGCCTTCCGTAGGAGGGTAGCCTTCTTCATAAACATAGATGCAGGCATGGTCATAAAGCCTGCGTAGTCCGAGTCGGAGTACCTGAATTTATACAACACCCAATCTTCCTCCTCCACGTTTTTCTTGATCTGCATTACTATAGTTAGCTGAACACCAGGAGAGAATGGGTCCAGCTTTGGCTGTAGCCATACTTGACCGACGGCCAGTTTCTCTTTCTCCACTCCTGCTGCAATACAAGAGAAGAGGAGTAAAAGCATGAAGAGCTTTTTCATAGTGCCTCCTTTTTGTACTTTATAAACGTGATGTCCCAGAGATGCTATGACAAGACGATCTGCCATCCATCCTTTCGGATGCTATAAATCATGGTCATCTTGGGTAGGTAGTCAAAATTGGATAATTTTTCAGCCTGTAAAAACAAAGTCCGCGAAAGCCAGATTTCCCGCACGAATTTTACGAATTTTGCCATAATTTTTAAATCCTGCCGTTTTTCAATTTTTGAAAATCGCCCCTATTTACCACTCCTCCAGATGATTAAATCATCCTTCGGATTGTCGTGATTGATCTCAATGTTACCCATTACGTAGATCGCGGCTATTATCTCCTTTAGCTCGGTGTATGTTACGTCAGATACGTTTCGAGACATTAGCTCGCTTAAGTAGGCAGAACCACGTTCCCTTAGATAAAGCATAATCGTATTAGTTGTATCTGCTGTCTTCGACTTCCCGACACCAGCGAGGGCGAGAGGCATAGACTTTTCCGTTAGTTCGAGGATGCTAAGGGCCCTTCGAAGATCGCTGCCTGTGATTATCATATCACTGCTTCTACTCGCTGATAGGATCATAGACAGTCTAATAACATGCTTAGCCTTCCTATCGGAGTAGCCGAGGAGTTTTGGATCGATTGAGTTTGCGAACTCATCGTAGCTACCGTACCACTCTCCCCAGAGTTCAAGGAAGTCGTCGGAGACTTGGTAGTCGCCAGATATGCTAAAGATATCTTGAAGGTCTCCGACTAGCTTCTCCTGTAGTTCTTCCTTTTCCTTTATTAGAAAGGGATAGATTACTTTCTTGTCCTTTCTCCTACTATACGCAATTATCAGCCGGCTCATTAGGCCGGTACCTGCGCTGTCGTTTGGCAGTGTGGCCTGTAATAAAGTAGGAGTAATAGCGCCGAGTATATTTACCCAGACGCCTTGTATCTCTTCAACTCCTCCGCCTTGCGTTCTATGTTTAAATATATCAGGACAGTCATATGCGTTTACTAGGTCCATTAAGAACTGTCGGTCCGCCCCGAGGAAGACTACAAACTCCTCGCTGAAGACAGT